GTCTTGATCTTGAACTGCCCACGATCTTTCCAGAACAACACAACGATCGCTGTGTCTGGGTTCTCGTCAATCGCTTCGTAGAGTATTTCCGCTGCGGCCTCTTTGTACTTGTCTGTGATCGCTACCGGTTGTAGTTTGGTCATGTGTTCTTCTCCTTGAGTTTGGCTTCGATAGCGCGAGCAAAGTCGGCGAGCGATAGGTCAAAGCGTAGACTCTTTCCATCGTAGTATTGGCGAGGGTTCAATTCGATTGCTACGATCTCCTCATCCGTCAGCCCTTGCCATTGGCGCGGTACGGTGTAGAGGGGCGTCATGTGGTCATAGAACTTGTCCCATGACAGCAGGTTTTCGCTTTCGCTGATCCACGCCACCGGCTCCTGCGCCTGCTCTATTGCAGCGCGGAGAGCGACCACTGCTTCTGCACGTTTGTTCAATGCGTGGCCCAACGCCGGACTCCATAATTCCAAAGCCTCCAGCGCCAACTTCATTGCGTCAATGCTCATCGCTTCCCCCAATGCTTGCTTAGCTGCGGCGATGGCTTGTCGGGCGGTTTCGTAAGCGTTAGATGTGGTCTTGGCGTCCACCGCTATTGCCTCCAGCGCCTCCACTGCCTGCCGTAGCGCGGTTTCCATCTCAAACATCCTGTCGTTCCACCACTCCTGACGTTTTCCGAATGCCTCATCAGCTTCGTGCAGCCGGCGCAGTTCGTCGGCGGCGCGTGAGTAGTCCTCCACAATTGCTTGCGAATGGACACCAGCGTTGTAGCGTTCGATCATGTCAGCCAAGCGCAAGGCTTCTGGTTGTTCGTTCATTTCTCTCCCCTTGCTCTGATTGCAAGAGCGCAATCCATTATGGTTGCAAGTTCTGCCTGCGCAATATTAGGTTGGTTTTGCCACTCTAATGACATGTTTTCACACACTTGAGCACAGAGTTCTCGTTCTTCTTCTCTCACGCTCTGCGCCAACTCTTTGAGCAAGTCTTCAACGGTGTCCCCGTGGCCTGTTGCGTAGCTGCGGTCAATCATCCACTGAGCAACTTTGTTGCGCTCGGCAGCATCGACAAGGTTTGCAAAATCGATTACTTGATCCGTTTGAATGTGGTAGTTATCGCCGTCCATGACCTCATCTACTCCATCGTCCCATTTGCTGATAGCAAACCCAGCCTGAGCCGCCATCCTGATGATGTCTTCTCGTGTCATTTAGCCCTCTGTATGTCGTAATAGCTTTTTGCTTGCAGGATCTTTGAGTAGTCGATGCCGTTCTTTTTCAGCTCCTTTTCTATGTCTGAACTGAGTTCTGTTTGTAGATATCGATGCAATACATCGAAAGTGTGATACGCAAGAATAATGTGCTCTTTATGCCAGTCCATTGTCATCTCCTGTGTTATTCCATCTTGCTCTATCTCGATCTGCTTGTGTACTAGGGAAAACCCGCATCTTTTCTGATCCGCATTCAAGACACACCCAAACTTTTATCGCTGTATCTGGGTATTGATCGATGACAGCAGGGGTGACAGGCCACTGGTGAGCGTTATCCATACATCGGCAGGTCATAGCTTTTTCCTTTCTAGCATCGCTTTTAGATTGGATAAGGCTATCTTTCCTTTATCGGTAGGTTCGTGCTTTTGACGCAGGGCGATATGTTGCCGATGTTCAACTCGATCAAAATCTCGGTACATCTTCTGAAACTCTGCAAGACCAGGCGGCCAGTCACGACCCATCGTAGGCAACGCATCAATCACCCGCCTGAGAACCTGGCGGTCTGCATCCTGTAGAAAACGCTCCCAAGACTCGTTTGCGGCCATGATTGCGTTGTCATCCTCTAGGTACATAGACTTGACCTTTTGAGCGCCCCATAAGGTCGCAAAATGCGTCATTAGCCTACTTGCCAATGGATAGTCTGCGGACATTGGCATCTCCCATGTCGATAACTCGTCCAAAGATCAGACCCTCTTTTTTGTTTGACTTTGCTGGCTTAGGCATAACCCACTCAGCCCTAAACCCCTGCCAGCCTCGGTCTACACACTCGTTCAGTGCTTCTTCCAGCGTGTAGTTGGCAAGCTGCGCCTCAGCCCTGATACGGTCTATGACTCTAGGGGTAACAATGGCTTTTTTGGCCTTTCTGTGTGCTAGGAAATCGTCCCAGCACACCTGAGAGACATCATCGGGCTTCATGCTAACTTCAACACTTGCGAGAAGCTCAACACGCGATGCGTGCCGTTATCGTTGATGTTGTAGCCGGTACTGCCAGTGGCATACGGCATATCGCCATCACCAGGGATAGTCGTAAGACCAAGAAGGTAAACACCTTGGCGAGCAAGCGCCTTGAGGGTTTTGGCGCTGAAGTGTTTGGCTGAGATTGCGTTGTGCATCTGAAGCTCCTAAAAAGCGTTGAGGTGTGCACAATGTAAATCGTTTTCTCGGCCTTGTGTAAAAAACTTTTCTATCGTTCTTTTGTTATTGATAGTTTTTTTCTAACACACTGCTCTATAGATTCCCCTAGGGTGGTAGCCCTGGCCTGCGTAGCCTGGCTTCCTGCCCTCGCCCACAGACATCTCTAAGATGAATGCCAGCGTACCTTGCGGCTGCGATTCACTCGATACAGAGTAGTCCCACCCATGGCCTCTGCATCTTGCCCAGTCCCTCGCAGACAGGCTGGTCGGCTCGCTATCGGGTGTAGATAGGCCGGTGTTTTCTACCTCGCAGCCCATGCAGGCTCTTGCTATCGGGAGGTGTCCGGCTGGCGTAGAAATGAAAAAACCCTTTGAATTGACCCCGGTGGAAGAACCTAAGTTTGCTGCTTAGGCTACCCCTAACGGGGTCGGAGTCAAATCAAAGGGCTCAGTCGGCTTCCACACCAACAGAGCGATTCTAATCAATAACAAGTTGTTGTGCAAGAGGATCCGTAACAGCACGTTTGGCACATTACAACCCTGCCGTTTACAAAGTACGTGTGCGTCGTACAAGCAGCATACGCAACACCTGCCACCATCAGCCCAACTGCAAGAATCACTGCTTTCATACTGCCTCCTGTAAAAATGCGGGAAAAACGACTCTATAACGACCTTTTCCCCGCACTACTTGAAAAAAGCATCCATCGTGATCGGTGCAACCCCTCTCAACACCTGTAACACCTGCTCTGCTATCTCTCTGTGCTCTTTCTGAGTGGTAGGGTCAAGGCGCTGTTTTAGGTAAAAAATCCAACTACGTATGTTGCCGTTCATGTACATTCGGCTCATGGTCAGACCCTCTGGAAGCAACGCACGAGCTTGCTCTTTTGCAATACCAAGGTCTAACGCCTGGCGATATGCGTTAACCGCTGTACGTTCAACCCTGTGCTGAAGACTTTCCCACTCCATCCTCACCCTGTCGTCTGCTGTTTCAAGACTGTTTTGACGGTTCTTGGTGTCTTGCAGTCGACACTCTCTGTTGACGATAGTGCCGAGCTTGCCAGCGTCTTGATACCGCTGGCTGAACTCTTGGAAGCTAAACGATCTGTGTCTAAGTATCTGCCTGCCAATATCTCGGGTTGTCTCAATCTCAACGCAGACGTTAGCCATCTCGAAAGGCGATACATGCCCGTGTTCCATGAGATACGCAATCAGCCGAGTATTTTCTGACCGCTGGTTGTCTGGATTGGACACCCTAGCCATGTACAGAATCTGCTGATCTATGTCCGGCGTGGCCCACTGTAAGCTCACTTGCAAGTCAATCTCCCAGTCTCAAATAACGCTAAAAGAGTTTTTCTGAAAGCAGCCTCCCACATTTGCTGCCGCTCGTCTGAAGTAAGGTTTTTTCCTTGATCCAGCTCGGCATGGCATCGAATACAAAGAGCAGCTACAAAGCAATCGTGAGCTTTCTGACCCATGCCTTTACCGTAGATCCCCCAGTTGGCATGCGCTGCCTGGGTCATACCTTCTGCCCCGCAGTGCTGGCAGGACAACTCACTTACGGCTTTCAATAGCTTTTTCGATCTGTACATTGATGTCGTCCATCAGTTGACGTTTCGCGTTGTTTCCTCGTTTTTCTTCTACCTTCTCCAGATAAGCCTGCCGCCATCTGACACTCTTGGTTAGCAGGTATCTAGCCTCACACGCCCGTCTGTATTCCTCAGAATGCAGCCACATACCATCAATCATGCGAGCATTGTCGTGTCGCTTGCCACATGCGTCACAGAGTGATCCGTCGCCCATGCTGTCACCTTCTCCACAAATTCCGAGAACTGTTCCTTGTTCAACCCTGTTGTCGATGGTTCTTGTTCTATCAACTCACCGTTTGGTAGCTCGATCATCCGACCCGGTAGAAACAGCGTCTTGAAGTAGATATGCCAAGTGTCCCGAGAGTGAGATTTTCCACTAGGCATCACCTGCTCGCTAATAGATTGAAGCAAGGCCCAGTAGAAGGCGTTTTGAGCGTTTGTTCTGTTGGCTGGCTCTATGCGTACCACCCAGCCTATTTTCGCGGCTCTAAGGGCTTCTAAAGCAGTCTTACGATGGGCTTCTGACTTGAGTTCAAAGATCACAGCTCCACCTCCTTTAACTGCCATCTGTTTCCGTCTTTGTACCAACCATGCAAGACAATGCGCCAGCCTGATCTAAGCATCTCAGGATACGCCTCGGCTTCTTCAATCTTGTGCCTGCGAGACGAAAGGTTGTCTTTAGAAGTGACTTGCACAGCTACCGTCTCGCCGTTGCCGATTGCCAGCAGGTCGATACATCCGAACAGGTCGTGCTTTCGCTTAGTGAAAGCGTTGTACGTCTCGACAAGCGCCACTTGATAGCCTCTTTCAACTAGCAGGGCTTTGCTTTTCGGTGTGAGACTGATCGGCATAGTCGGGCCTCAATTTAGTGAATGGGATTCCAGTGATGTCCTCGATCTGCAATGCCCGCTTGAGTGGGATCTGCTTTTTCCACCCGTACATCGCCTGCCGAGATACGTTGAGCTTGTCGCACAGTTGTTGAGTGCCGCCCATCATTGCTGCTGCTAACTTTAGAGCTTGATCTGGTGTCATAGATACCTCCTTGGCACAGTATACACATCCTTGACACTACGTCTATAGTTTTGGTCTATAGGTTGTCATTCTGCTATAAATATATTTTCGTTGCATTACTTTTGCAGAAGAGTAGAGTCACTCCTGTAGCACAACTAAACGGAGATAAACATGTGGATTGCAGAAGACCTAAGCGAAGAACAACTGTGCGGTTGGGAGCAGCAAGACCGCGAGCAAGAGCGTCAGGAGTACGAAGTACGCACCTGGTTGCGGTCAACAGACATCGAAACCATCCACTCAATTTTTGATGTTGTCTGCGGTGGATCTGATGAAGCAATCGAGTTGTACGACCGAGCCTTCAGGTCTGTGCTTGCAGGCAAGACGTTTGACCTGCGTGACGAGATCCTGCCGATGCTGCTCGATGAGTACAAATTCTGGAGCGAGGTAGCCTACAAATGAAATACGTAATGCTTGTAATTCTTGGCGTGATGTTAGGGATAACCCTAGTAGACATGTCGGTTGGTAGCGAGTCAACTATCGGGAGTTTCTTGTGGGATCTATTTTGAACCCGGATTTCGTTTGGATTCCAGCAGCAGCAACAAACGTGATGGAAACATGGAGGCGGCATGGCTGGGTGCCACCCTCCGAACAACAGAGTTATCAACAGAAATGGAAAGGTTTTAAGAATGGACAAGATTTCAGCAGCGTTGGTGAAAGCGCAGAAAGCATTCGGCCCAGCACTCAAATCGTCAACAAACCCGCACTTTAAGTCGCGTTACGCAGACCTGGCGGCTTGTGTCGAGGCTGTGATTGATGGACTTAACGCCAACGGTATCGCACTAATGCAGCGCACACACGAGTGTGAGACTGGTGTAATCGTTGAGACGATCTTGATACACGAGTCAGGCGAGCAGATCAGCGGTGGAAAGCTGCACGTGCCTGCCAGCAAACACGATGCCCAAGGCTACGGATCGGCTCTTACCTATGCTAGAAGGTACTCGCTCATGTCGACTACTGGAGTGGCGGCTGAAGATGACGATGGCAATGCCGCTAGAAAGCCTCAGATCAGCCTGCAAGCCTCGTTAGCAGCAATGGAGGCATCAACCTCTATGGATGCGCTGAAAACCGCTTACAAGGCCGCATTTCAGGCCCACGGAGCACACGAGCAGATTGAAGCAATGAAAGACGCAATGAAATCAAAACTAATGGAGGTCAAGTGATGTTCACCCACCCCTGGCCGTTCCGTACAACAGACCCTGACACAAGTAAGGTGCCTGTCCATGTTGAGCGCCCCAAACAGATCCATCTGATGATTCTGAAAGAGTTGATGGCAGGCCCAATGAATGCGTATGAGGTATCAGAGAAACTACCTCACATCCTGTATCAGTCGATCACTCCACGAGCTGCATGGCTGTTGAGACAGAAACTCGTAGAGATTGACGGTTTTAGGAAAGGCTCACACCGAGCGCAACGTGTCTGGAAAATCACACAAAAAGGAATTGACCATGTTCGAGCAATTGAAGAAAGTAAGGCCAACAAAGCAGTACGACCGCCCGAATCCAGAGTTGGAAAAAGCAATCAGTGACGTAAAACGAAACTTCCCACACCTGTTTTGGAAAGAATATGAACTTCACAAACGTCGCTTCTACAACCAACCAGCTCATCCAGTCCCCTACGCTGGATTCGTCTCAGCGTACAAGCCAATGGTTCCAGCAGCGTCTAGGCCACGTAACAGCAAGCAGGGTAAGTGACGCTATCGCCGGGAAAGATACAGCCACCAGGCGAAACTATTTGGTTCAACTGGTAGCAGAGAGACTAACCGGCCAGCAACAGGAGTCATACACCAACGCTGCTATGCAGTGGGGTACGGAGACTGAACCGCTCGCTCGTGTTGCGTATCAAACAACACATGACTGGGTGGAGGAAGTCGGGTTTATCAAGCACCCGTCAATCGAGTGGTTCGGAGCTTCACCAGACGGGTTCACAGGTGACGGTCTGATTGAGATCAAATGCCCCAATACCACGACACACCTGGACTGGAGGCTTGATGGGGTAGTGCCTGCAAAGCACAAACCGCAGATGTTGGCACAGCTCGCTTGCACAGGTAAGAAATGGGTTGACTTTGTGTCGTTCGACCCACGCCTGCCAGAAAAGCTACAGTTGTTTGTGGTTAGATTTGAACCAGATCAGAAGGAGATAGACGCACTCGAAACAAAGGTCAAAGCATTCTTAGTAGACGTACAAACAGCAATCAACAAACTGGAGCAGTGATGGTTAAGTATGAACTCTCAGCAGCAATCGGCACGTACCAGAAAGACGGTCAAGAGAAGACCCGGTGGGCAAAGATCGGTACGGTAATGGAAACCAAGAGTGGAAAGCTGGCCCTAAAGATCGACACAATCCCGGTCAACTGGGACGGTTGGGCTAGCTTGATGGAACCGAGGCCAAGGGATGATAAGAATGACATCCCCTTCTGATGTATCCGCCATCCTAGACGAGCGGGGCAAGCGATACGGCTCGTTCATCGGTCATGCAGCAATATCTCAAGCGTTAAAGCACATCATCTTTGAGAGCAGATCAGACATGGAGTTGATGCCAGATCAACGTGAAGCACTTGAGATGATTGCCCACAAGATTGCAAGAATCGTCAATGGTGATCCGAACTACGCGGATTCATGGCTCGATATTGCAGGGTATGCTCAACTTGTTGCAGACCGATTAAACGAGCGCTAGAGCAGCTTGCTCTGTTTCGACAACCCGTCTCTCCCAGCCACGGCCATACGTCGACCAGGCCGGGAGGGACTTCATATACGCTAGACGACGCGCACACAAGTCCTTTATCAACTGGTCTACAGGTTGAGCCGCTACAGCCTGCAATGTCATCCGACCTATAGCACCATCAGGGTTAGCACCGACAGCCTCTTGCAGGAGCTTTGCGGCCCTCCCAGGCCCACTGTTGACACACGTATCAAACACTACATAGTCAACACCAGCAGGCAGATCGTCAGCCTTAACAGCATCCCAGTATCTATGCTTATAAAAACCGTTCACAAGTTCTGGCGTGAGAGCTTTCATTTCGTCGTGAGTGACCTGCCGGCCTAGATGACCCTCCCACGACTTTTGCGTGACACCGAGGTTGGTACAGCCCTTGCGACCGTCTGGTAGTTGATTGCCAGGATCACGCTCGTCATCAGTGAAACCGCCCTCGTGAGCAATCATTTTCTTGAAAGCAAAGTCCCAGTTCTTGTTCATCGCTTCCTCATGTCAATGATTTTCTCAAGAGTCCGACCACCAAAGTAGAACGACATAATGAGCATGCCCCACTGACCCAATAGCTCGACATAGTTCTGGTTTGTATCCTTACCAAACGCAGACATCATGGCAAACGTGAAATAGCCTGCCAGAATGAATATAAGCGTCATAGGGCGTATATTTTTTGACAGCCATGAGTCACTACCCATGTCTGCTTTTAATCGCTCTGTGAGGTTGTTTTGCTCAATCTCGAATAGCTTAGTCTCGTTGGCGATCTTGGCTAACTCACCGTCTTGGTGGAGTTTTGCAAGCTCTGCCTTAGCCTTGTCTTT